TTGTATCTTGTATCTTTTCCCATAAACTATAAACGTATACACTAAATATAATTGTCAATATATATCTATTGTATATACTTATAACTATTACCTATATAATAAGCAAGACACAAGACAGTAACAGCTATTAACCGTATATTCATAAAATACTTGACTTGTTACGCTGACTTGTATCTACGAATTACTGCTAAACATGTATTCCAATGTATGACAAATTTGTCATACGTATCTTCCAAGTGCTATACTGAATAGAATAGATACAAGCCACATATTTAGGAGTAAAACTATGAATATAAAATACTGCCCAACATGCAAACAGTTATTACCTAAGCCTATAAAAACAGATAACCTAACAGATAAATTAGTAAAACAAGGGTTAATAAATAATCCAGAATGTAATACCATACCGCTAATAATAGATAAGGTATTAAGACTTAAATACAACAAGCATAGAGCTAATAAGATAGCCAATAGCTTGCGTAGCTTAGGCTATTCAAATATTCAAAAGCGAAAAGAAAACAATGAAAGAGTATATGTATGGATTAAACCCGATAATGAAGATTACACTCAAGACCTTTAACAGTATTGACAGTATTAACAGGCAATGTTATTATAAATGTATTGGAAGTCACAAAGAAATGAGGTTTAACAAATGCAAGATATAGCTAAAAGACATCAATTAAATATAGCCCGCAAAACTATGCGGTTATCATGTGTTGGTACAAGAATATTAGGCGGTATGGATCACATCGAAGCTGCCAAGCTACTAAAAACCAAAACAGACGCTGATTGCGAATGCTTTTCAAATATCCCGCTTAGCAAGCGCACAATTGAAGATTGTATTGCTGATGATCATTACAATATATTGGCAATCTAATAGGTAATTACAAAAACTGTAAGGTATAAAACAATGAAACGACAATATGCAATACAAAACCAAGAGTTAACCGATTATGAATTACATCAAATGTATGACGACATGCTTGATGAAATATACTCAGACTGTAAAATAGCTAATATGGACTATTCAACTAGTAGAGCACTAAAAGACGTTGATCCAACTGCTTATAGAGTAGGCTTTGTTGATTGGCTTGACAGTGAAATATCAAATGAAGTTATTACAGAAGAAAATGACAAATATTATTTAGCATGACCACAGATCGCAACAATAACATAATTGCTGATTATCTAGCTGGCGCACAGCCTAGAGATATAGCTGATTACTACAAACTAACAGACACAGCAATCTATAATATTTTACGCAAATACAATATCAAATTAGTCCACTTAAATATAAGAAATAAGAAAAACGGTTCAAAAACAGAAAAAAGGAAGTCAAAAAATGAATACTATGAAAGACAAAATAGATACAGCTGAATTAGAGCAATTAGGTGATTATGAATTATACCTACGCTACGATGAATTGTTGGACGAAATATATCCTGATTGCAGTATTGCTGGACTAAGTTACAGCACAAGTAATGCTTTAAAGGAAATAGATCCTACTGCTTATCGCTGTGGCTTTAATGGTTGGTTAAACAGTGAAGTATCAGAAGGCTTAATTATTGAGCAAGATGATGAATATTACCTTCCTAATTAGGATAGAAAAGAAAAATGAACATCCCAAAAATTGGCACAAATTTATATAGAGTATGGCTGCGTAGAAATGTAGCTCAGTATAAAGAGCGAGAGATGGCGGAAATGGAAATTGGCAGTTTAAAACACCAACAAGCTATAAGTAAGATCCTACGCAGAGAAGAAAACAGAAGAACTATTAACTCTATTAATAAGCAAGCTCAACCGCATCAACACAAATATGTTCTCCTAGATATGTATATTGCTGAATGCGAATGTGGACACGTAAAAGAGCGCTAACAAACTAGTAAAATTCAAATAAAAATAAAGGAAGTCAAACAATGCTAAACATCACTACAGCCAAACCGCTATTAATAGAAATAGACAGGAAAATTAAAGAACGAACTAGCGTTTTAGCCCATTGTGCACGTATAGGGGGAAGCGTTAATCACCCAAGTGCTATTGATGCTCGTAAACAAGGCATGGCTATAGCGGATCATCTTATTGAATTAAAAGAGCTACGCTATCAGCTTGCTATGTACCCTCACCAAGTTACTTATGCTGAATCACCAAGCGAATAACTTTTAAGCCCCTTCTTGGGGCAAGGAGCAGCTTTAAAATGAAAACTTTAGCGTTTACTACAGTAGTTTGCACCACCATATATTTACTTTTCATATTTGCGTGGATGATTCTTATGTTGTTAATTGCATATTTTGGAGGACCTTAAAATGTGGAAATGCGCTATTGGACATACCACTAATAAATTACCTCCACCAAACTATAAAACTAAATATGTGTTTAATTGTTCATGTGGATGGCCTTTTGTACTAGATAAAGAATTGGTATGGAAGAAATGCGCTTCTATGTTGCTTCACGAACTTGGAGACGCATTAAACGATCAAAGAGATGAAATAGCTTATACCGCTTCACTAGAAGAATATTATGATCAAGCATTAAAGGAATTGCAAAATGAACACACTAAAACCAACTGATCTCTCATTAACCCAAGTATTAAACAAATACTTATTGACTATATCTTACAGATATGGCAATATTTACACAGCAAAGACATTCTCGTTTGAAAATGCTATTAGCTTATACAAAGAATATGACAAATTGCTATTCAAATACCCATATTTGAGAAGGAAGTCTATACACGATGTCAAATAATTTACCGCTTATGCAAAAAATAGCTAATACTCGCAATTATACGTTTGAAGCAAAGCAACTTATAGAAAGTGCATTTTATAGTCCACTAGCTCAAAAACAAGAACTAGAGCCAAAAAATTATTGTGATGATGAACTAGACGAGCTATTTCATATCAATAACGATGAGATAAATTTTTGGAGAAGAAATATATAATGCCACGCACAGAAGCGCGTGAAATAACTATTGCAGGTAAAAAATATATTGATTTAACAAGCTTAGAAGAAGCAATTAAATCAATTTACCCATTAAAAACCCATTCCTTACGCCGTCTTGCTAGATATGGGCGTATTCCATATAAGAAAGTTGGTATAGGATTAAGACCTAAGTTTTGGTTTAATTTGGATGCGGTAAAAAAGGCACTAAATTTGGTGCTTGAAGATGATCCGCAATTGGTTGATACTGAAAAATTTGAATTATTAGAATATGACTGTAATTCTTCTGAAAATTTTATAGAAATAGCAGAAGATTATCTTGAAGACCTTTAAAGAACAAGTCAAATATAGAAATAGTTGTATTGCTGAATATATAGATTCAGGTTATACATTATTCCCATGCGCTCAAAACAAAAAACCATTAGTAAAAGGTTGGAATAAATTAGCTTTTAATCCTAATTTTGCTCTTGACACTCAATTAGCATTTGGAGTTCAGCTTACAGCACTAGATATGGTGCTTGACTATGATTTTCGCCGGGACGATACATATTTACGGCAGTTGAAAGAGTTTTTAAAACTGCTAGGATATTCTTCACCTATTCAAACTTTAATAGTTTCTACCGCAAATAATGGATGCCATATTTATTTGCGAAAATCAGCCGTAAAAATGCTTGCCGCTTCTTTTTATGTCCCTGATTACCCAGCTATCGAAGTAAAGCGTCAAGGGCAATATGTGATCGGAGCTGGAAGTATAATAAATGGTGTTCAATATAAAATCATTAGAAGATGATGATCCAATATTCCAATATATTAGTAAAACTCAATCCGCACAATTTCATAACGCTGAACCATTTGAAGATGACTCAATACAGAATCAAAGTTTTTATATAAAGCAATTAAACAATACGAAAGGTAGTGTTTTAAAACAGGGGTCAAACAATGACACCTTTCATTTAGCAAGAGACGGAAAATTACGAGGCTTATCTGAGAAAACTACATTAGCTTTAATGCTTGAATATTGGAATGAGAAATGTAGTCCTCCATGGCCAGAAGAGAAATTATCAGTCGTTGTTAAAAACGCATTTGAATTTAGTAAAGCCCCGCAAGGGTGCATGAATATATGGGAAGTGTTTAAAGAAATTGAGGTAATTGAATATGACGACGAACTCGAAAAGAATGAGGCGGCTTGGTCTATACCAAGAAAGAAAGCCAGAAGCGATGACGCCACAGCTGAAACCTGGAATGCCAGAGCTAGTTTTTACGGAAACGAAGTACCCGTTAAAAATCAGTCAAAATTTGTTTCCAATCCACTCTACCGCTTGCTACGCTATAACCGATTTGCCAACCAAATATGCTTTACGGGTAAAGCTCCATGGCATCACGACAGACAAGAATACTGGGTTGACTCAGATGTCAGCGAGTGTAGACGTTGGTTGGATCAACGAAGAAGCTTAGCATTCTCTAAAACAGTTATGGAAGATGCTGCTCTGCAAGTAGCAATGACTTATCAATTTCACCCCGTGCGGGATTGGCTTAATTCATTGAGATGGGATGGAGAGTCAAGGCTGGATCGTATGCTAATTGACTATGCTGGGTCTCCAGACACTCTATATGTGCGAGAAGTGACAAAAAATACTCTGATTGCTGCTGTCGCAAGAGTATTTGAACCGGGATGCCAGCATGACTCAATGCTCGTTCTTGAAGGCAAGCAGGGCACGGGCAAAACGAGTCTGGTGCGTATACTTGGAGATAAGTACTATGCAGATATAAAAATCGATTTATTAGGTCTAAAAGATACAATTCAAGGTATGCAGGGTCGTTGGTTATTAGAAGCATCTGAATTAGAATTCCTAAAACGTGGAGAAGCACAGGCTATTAAACGCTTCCTAACATTAACACATGATGTTGTAAGAATGCCCTACAATAGATATACTGAAGAATTCCCGCGTCAAAGCATTTTTATAGGTACTGTTAACCCTGAAGCCGGAGAGGGTTATTTATCTGACACTGAAGGTAATAGGCGTTTTTGGCCAGTAGCAACAAGTGGGGATATTGATTTAGCAGGAATAATACGCGATAGGGATCAGCTATTTGCAGAAGCTTATCACCGATATAAACAAGGTGAAAAATGGCACATAAAAGACCCAGAAATAATTAAAATGGCAAATGAGCAAGCGGCATTAAGAGTAGGTAATGATCCGTGGGAAGAAACAATATTATCTTGGCTAGATAGAACGGAAATAGAAGAATTTACTTCTGCTCAAATTGCTGATAATGCTTTAAGTTTAAAAGGGGCGCAATATACCAAATACCATAAAAATAGGGTAGCTAAAGTTATGGAAAAAATAGGGTATAAACATACGCAAAAAAGAATAAATAATCTGCGTTTATGGGTATGGGTTAAAACAGAATATGAAGAAAATTACGCGAGTGACCTATAAATAATGCTATTCCCCTTTCAAAAAACTGGCGTTAAATTCCTTATGGAAGAGCCGCATAGGCTACTTGCTGATGAGATGGGCTTGGGTAAGACTATTCAAGCTTTATCAGCCGCAGCAGAGCTTGGTTGTTGTAGCATCCTTATAATATGTCCAGCTATCATAAAAGAAACTTGGGCGCACCACGTAAACCAATGGACTACATTTGGGCCAGAAAGCATCCAAATAATTAATACTAAAAGCTGTATTATCAGCAACAAGCCAGTAATTATTGTAAATTACGAGCTGCTTTATACAAAGGAAGGTAAGAATGCGATCCTCAAACAATTGTTTAGACGGAGATTTGCACTATGCATTGTGGATGAAGCGCACCGTCTTAAGGAGGCAAGCGCTAAAATTACTCATATTATTTTGGCTAAAACTGGAAAACGTTCGCCACTCATTTCGGTTGCCCATCGTAAATGGCTGCTTACGGGCACTCCAATGCCAAATAGACCGATTGAGCTTTTTCCTATTCTCAGAACATTGGATGCTAGTACAATTGAACCATACTCAACGTTTGAAGCTTTTGGAAATCATTTCTGCGACCCACAACCAAACGACTACGGAATAAATTACGATGGCGCTAGTAATGTAGAAGAATTGAAAGAAAGGCTTAGCAAGTTTATGCTTAGGCGTGAAATGAAGGACGTTTATCAGCAACTGCCTGAAAAAATTATTTCCCCGATATATTGTAAAGTAGACATCGAAGAAGATCAATCAGATACGCCACTAGCAACCCTACGTATGAAATTAGGATTGGCCAAAATCCCTTTTGTAGTTTCATATGTTCTCGATAAAGTGGAATCAGAGAAAAATAAGCTGGTAGTTTTTGCATATAGCCGCTCCGTTATTGAAGGTATTGCCAATCACGATAAATTAGCTAAATACGATCCAGTGTTTATATATGGGAGTCTAACATATGAAGATAAAACGTTTGCTCTTAAGCAGTTTAAACACGAACCAAGCTGTAGGATTATTGTGCTTCAGTATAATGCTGCTGGTACAGGAACTGATGGACTTCAACAACACTCCAACTGTATGGTTATGGCTGAGCCTGATTGGAGTGCTGGTACTTTTGATCAAGCTATTGGGAGACTCCATAGAATTGGACAAACAGAATTAGTTAGAGTTTACCCAATAATTGCAAGAGAAACACTAGACGAATCTATTTTTGGTGTATATACTAAGAAATCCAAAGTGATAGATAAAGTGTTAAGCAATGGAAAAAGAGTTAAAGCTGTCAAGTAAATTAAGTTTTCGTGGTTGGTCGCAAGATTGTGTAAGTCAACTGCTAAAATTGGAAACTGATAACGAAGAATTACTAAAAGAGAATGGAGAATTGAAAAATGCCCTTAGAGAATGTATTAGAAAGCATATTATTGCAGCAAAAGAGAATAGCGGACAGACTGGAGATGATTCACAATCACTTGAGCAAGTCAGCTGAGCTAGATCCTAAGCTTGATGAAAAACTAGAAGAGGAAGAAAAAGAAGAGCTTGAAGTTGAAGAAGCCCCAAAGTCAGTGAAAGGCTCAAAAGCGGCAAGTGCGACAACCAAGAATGCAAAGGCACCCTCAAAAGCGGCTCCTGTAAGTGTAGAGGAAAAACTTACTGAGGATGATGTACGCATCGCTGCTAATGGCTTGATTAAGTCAGCTATCAAATCAGTAGGGAATAAAGAAAAAGGCGTTGCAGAAGGCAAGAAACACGTTAAACGCGTACTTGGAGAATTTGATTGTGAAAAGATTGAAGACTTACAAGAAAGCGACTATAAGAATGCTATTAGAGCATTTGAACGGGTTAGCGGTACTTTTGTGCCTGAAGCTGAAGCGAGTGACGATTTAGATATATAAGGTTTGCCTACATCGCAGTTGGCAAACGTCACACTTAGGGCGAGGGGTAGATCTGACGTTAAAAACGGAACCCCTTCCATTTGTCTCTGTAGTTCAGCTGGTTAGAATGTAATTCCCGAAAGGGTAATAGGTCGTAGGTTCGATTCCTACCAGAGACATTTGCAGATTACTCTAACTCGTAAGAGCTAAAATCGAATCATTCATGATTTTCACGCTGGCTCTGAAAAGCAAAGAAAACCAGCAATACATTAAAAGGAAGTCAACCAATGTCTAAATATAATGACCTAAAACAAGAATATCTTACGCAGCATGATTTAAAAGAATTACCCTCTGTTTTACCCAAAGAAGAAAAACACGCAGTTTATAGCCCAAGCGCTGCTAAACGCTGGATCAATTGCCCTGGATCAATAAATCTATGCAAGGGTTTACCACGTCAAAAACCTAATTTTTATAGCGCTGAGGGGACGGTGGCGCATTATATCGCTGCTCGGAAATTAGCTGTTGGTTCTATGACTATTCCTGATATATGGGAAATTGAACAAGATATATGGGAAATGGAACAAGACGGTTTTAGGGTTAAAGTTAGCAAAGAAATGCTAGAAGCGGTTAATGTTTATGTGGATCTAGTTTTAAAACAAGAAGCTAAATACGACGAAGAGCCAGAAATAGAACGTAAAGTCAAAATTACAGATGATTGTTTTGGTACTGCTGACAGTATTATTTACAGCCCTTACCGCATTCTTATAGTTAATGATTATAAGCATGGTGCTGGGATTCAAATTGATGCTGAAATGAATGAGCAAATGATGATTTATGCGCTAGGTAGATTACTAGAACTACCTAAGGATGAAAGGTTAGAACTTCCTATTATTCAAATGAATATAATTCAGCCTAGAGGCGCGGGAGAAGCTATTAAAACGTTTGAGCTGACGCCTGAAGATCTAATAAGCTCAAGCGGCTGTTGGCGTTTTTACGATACTATACAAGGTGTTATTCGTATAGCTAAACAACCAGATGCCCCACTCAATCCAGGTGATTGGTGTAAATACTGCCCTGCTGCTCTTACTTGCCCAGCATTGAAGAAAGAAAATTTGGCAGTAGCTACTTTAGCTTTTAAAAGTGAATTAGTAGTAGATGGAAATAATGAAGCTAAGAAATGGATTGAAGTTATAACTCCAAAACAAATAGCGGAATTACTAGATAAAGAATCAATGGTAATGGCGTTTTATAAACGATTAAACGAACATGCTGCTGAATTAGCTAGTAAGAATACAAAAATTCCTGGTTATAGCTATGAAAAGAAATGGGGTAATAGGAAGTGGAAGGATGGGGCGCAAGACCATTTTGGCGATTATGCTTGGGCATACGAAAGAAAATTGCTGTCTCCTGCTCAAATGGAAAAAGCTATTAAAAATCAAGGAGTAAAAATAGATATTAAAGAACTGACAGAAAAACCCTTCACCGGTTACGCATTGAAAAAAGCTAATGGGAAGGAAATAACAGTAAAAGAAGTGTTTAGTGAGATAGAATGAGTGAAATAATTCCTACCGGCCCTGCTCAAGATAGAATACTCTATACAATGAATAGGGATGGGTTAAAAATAGGAATGACCGATGACTGGAAAATAACAATAAACCCAAAAAGAAAAGGAAAAACAAAAATGACAACAAAAACAGAACCAAAAAAATCAACACACTATTTAAGCCCAATATGCAGAGTAAGTTTCTGCAACGTATGGAAACCACGTGAAGGGACTGAAACTTACGACATGGTTCTTATAATGGATCGGCCTACAGACTTGTCTAAAAAGGATAAAGAACGTTGGAATAAGATCAAACAGTTGCTGATTGACACCAAAAAAGATAAATGGCCTAAATTAAGCACTCCTGTCACTGGTCCTATCAGAACGGCTAAAGGGTATAAAGCGGATGATTTCTTTTCAGATCCAGTAGATGCAGAGAAATATCCTGAATACAAAGACAAGATAATTTTAAAAGTAACTTCTAAAGGTAGAGCACCTGAGATTGTAGGCCCCGATAAAGAGGAAATTATAAACAAAGCTGACTTCTATTCAGGTTGCTACGCTATTGTTTCGGTAACCGCATTTGCTTGGGAAAACAGCGGTAAGAAAGGCGTTAGCTTAGGAATGCAGCATATTATGAAAGTCAAAGACGGTACGCCGTTTGTTGGTAGCGCAACTACGGCAGCTAAAGCTTTTGAAGAAATTGAAGCTGATGATTTTGGCACCGTAAAGGCTGAAGACGAAGAAGAGTTCGATATATGACAGAAACAATATTAGAAGAAGCAGCGCGGCTCGTTAATGGGCCGCGTAGAGCGGAATATGGGCATCCTAAAACAAATTTTGCTGAAATAGCAGAAATGTGGTCAGTTATTTTAAGCGTTCCTGGGCGGAGCCCTTTTTTAAGGGTTACTTCTGATGAAGTTATCTTGATGATGCTTTGTTTAAAAATTTGCCGCGGTAAACAAAGCTATAAACGTGATACCGCTGTTGATATAGCGGGGTATGCGCAGTGTTGGGAGTTGGTGAATGAATAGTAAAACGCCAACCACTAATGAAGAATGGCTTAAATTGTTTTCTGATTTTCTAACTTTTCAATTTGGTATAGGCCAAGCTAGCGGAATGTTTGAAGCCGGAAAAATTAATCAAGACTGGATGGACGGATGGGAAGAATCTAGGAATAAACATTACGGACTTAATAGAAGTGAAATGATGTCGCTTTTAAGAGAAAGACTTACGCACAATGAATAAAATCTACCTAGATTTTGAAACTCGCTCCCTAGCTGATCTCAAAGCAGTTGGGGCAGCTAAATATGCTGCTGATCCGAGTACTGACGTGTTGTGTTTAGGAGTTGGTACGAATATAAAAGACGACTGGTTTACCCCTATTTGCGCGTTAAAGGGATTTATGAAAGATAGCGTACCACTAATGCATTTCAAACAATTGCGTGATTATGCAAAAGACCCAAAAACTATTTTCATCTCCCACGGTATATTTGATGTATTTATTTGGGCAGAACAAATGGTAAAAAAATATGGCTATCCTGAAATACCAATAGAACGTTGGCGTTGCACAATGGCTAAGTGCTATGCCCACGGTTTAGGAGGTAGCCTTAAAGAAGCTGCTATAGCCCTCAATTTGCCTATACGTAAAGACATGGAAGGGCGAGATAATATGCTTAGCCTTTCTAAGCCTCGTAAGAATGGCACTTTCTGGACACCACAAGATAAGCCAGAAGCATTTGAAAAATTGTACGAATATTGTAAAACTGACGTTGAAGTAATGAGGTTGATAGATGAAACTTTGCCAGATCTCACAGCAAAAGAACAACGCATTTGGCACATTGATCAGCGGATTAACCAAGAGGGAATACATGTTGATGTTCCACTCATTCGAATGGCAATTGACTTGGCTAATGATAATGATGAAATTCGACAAAGAAGCTTTCAGCAAATTACCGGCGGAATACCTAATGATTCACGACAACGCGCTAAACTCCTTAAATGGCTGCACGAAAAAGGAATTGAAGTCGCTAATACTCAGAAATCAACTCTTGCAAAACTTGTTGAAACAGATTTACCAGATGAAATTAAAACCGTAATTGAAATATGCATTTCAAGCGGAAAAACATCACTAGCTAAATACTCAAAAATGTTAGAGAGGGCTGACGAAAATGGCGTCATTAGGGAAATACTACAATATCACGGTGCTCATACAGGACGATGGGCAGGACGAGGAATACAGATTCAAAATTTCCCAAGAGAAACGGTTAACAGTAACACCGTCTTGGAAGTTGTGGCGCAAGCAGATGATGAATTGTTCTCGATGTTTTACACCGACACAGCCGGAGCTTTGTCTTCCATGCTCCGAAAGGTTATTATCGCTCCTGAAGGACATACCTTCTACGGTGCTGACTTCTCTCAAATAGAAGCTAGAGTATTAGCATGGCTGGCTGGTCAAAAATCAAAGCTAGAAGCATATGAACGTGGAGAGGATTTATATTGTCAAGCAGCCACAAGTATTTTTGGAAAAAAAGTGGAAAAGAGTGATAAGGCAGAACGGCAAGTAGGTAAAGTAGCTGAATTAGCATTAGGTTTTGGTGGTGGTATAGGGGCATTTGTCACTATGTCAGCGGCTTATAATATAGACATTAGCCCCTTATACGAATCAATGTGGAAGAAAGCTAATCCTTGGGAGAAACAGAAAGCCGAAGAAAGTTTATCCCGATATAAAGGAATACCAAAACCGAATACTGTTACTAAGGAAGTAGCGTTAACAGCAGATCTAATTAAGCAAAGGTGGAGAAATGCAAATAAAGCAATTGTTGATTACTGGGAGCGAGTGGAAGGAGCTGCTCGAATGGCTATTAAAAACGAAGGGCTATCAATCAAGCAACTTTACACAGTCAATAGACTCCCCGGAGGAGCCAGATTTTTGCAATGTAGACTTCCCTCAGGACGAGTCTTTAGTTATCTCAATCCAAGTCTTAACGGGAATGCAATCAGCTATAATGCGCCAAAATATGGTAAACAAACAACTTACGGAGGAGAACTCGTTGAAAACATTGTCCAAGCAGTCGCAAGAGACATCCTTGCCGAGGCCATGGTCAGGCTGGAAGGGTATTTTCCAACCAGCTTTACAGTACACGACGAAGTTATTAGCGTTTCGCAAACTAACACCGAAAGATCATACCGAGAATTTGAACGAATAATGCTGGAGACGCCTATATGGGCTAAAGGTTTACCTATTGATGTTGAATGTTGGAAAGGCATTAGGTATGGTAAGTGATGGGAGTAATAAATGAGTGAGTGCGCCCAAGACTGCAGTTGTTGCGATTGGAATATAAATCCAAGAATATGCCGTTACTGCAAGAAGTATAAAGCTGTACCTGATGAGGTTGATGATGCTATCTGTTTCATGTGTCAGGTAGATAGAGAACGAGAAATGCAAAAGGCGCTAAAAATGCCAATGCTAACTGAGGATTACATAATAGGAGAAACCAAAAATGTCTAATGTACCCAACGCTGATAAAGAATCAATGCTGCAATTTTTTGCCTTTGAACATCTGCCACCGCATTTGCAAAACGTGTCAGCCGCTTTTTATTCGTTAGCTCAAGAAATTGTTAGAGAACTGCCTAAAAATCCTGAGAGAACCGCAGCATTACGAAAACTGCTAGAAGCAAAAGACTGTGCAGTCAGAGCGCGTTTATATAAAGATGAAACAGTTTTAAATGAAACATAAGCTACCTTATCAGACGCTTGGAGGTGCGTCGATATGAGCGAAACGGACAGTGCCAGCAAAAGATTGGCGATACCCAGGAGGTTAATCCGTTAGCAATAGTCTGTGGACCCCAGAAAAAATATAAGTGGAGCAAAAGCCCTTGAGCAATGAAACTTATATAGCCGTAAGGATTAGGGAGACTCGAAGCCGGACCGCGGGCTCAAACCAGCAAGTGGGTGGAAAGCCCACAAAATACCAACAAAAATGAAACATAATGGGCATTATCAGACGGAGAAAATATGACAAAACACATAAACAGAACTAACAGTGGTTTATTTTTACCGGATAACTATACGCAAATACTATCTCCAGATGATATGCGTAAATTGATTACGCTTACCATTTTTTCTTGCTCCTATGCGCGTATGGTTGACTTAGGAACGCAAGGTAAGTTTCGTACGCTAGAACCTGATGAGGAGCGAGATTTAACTAGACTAATGCAATGGTATAAAAACTTAGGGCAAGATTCTAAGGATAAAATGGATGACTGGATTTATGCTTATAGTAGAGATACTGAAGATGTAACCGCTAAATCAGGACGTACGGTAGAAAATGCAAATAAAAAAGCAATGCAGCAAATAAAGAAGTGGAGTGCGAATCAATGAGTGAATCTATTGCAGATAAACTTACAAACGCGGCTATGAAATGCGGGTATTGCTTTGCTCCTAGTTGTGAAAAAGCTAGAAAAGAATTTAAAAGTTTAGCTACTTTAATAGGAGAAAGAATAGAATCAGTAGAACAATGTAGTTTGCAAACAATTAGCCGTGAAATATTATGGCATCAATTAGATGAGGCTTATCAAAATAACGAAAAAGATAAAATACAAGAATTGCGCAAACTACTGAGGGTAACAGAAGAATGATGCATAAAATTATATTGGGGGTAGATCCAGGAGCGCAAGGAGCTATTGCTATACTTGAACTCAATAAAAAATCTCGCGTAATCCCTTTTAAAAAATATTCTTGGGGCGTAGTAGCTCAAGTTTTACATGAACATACAAAAGAATTTCCATTGTACTACGCTTATGTTGAAGCGGTAGCTGCGCTCCCGAAAGACGGAGCGCATAATGCATTTACCTTTGGTGAAAACACCGGCATAATTAAAGGCATTTTAATAGCTAACGGAATAATATTTACTGAAGTTCACTCACAAAAGTGGCAGCGACATTTTGGTTTAGGCGCTAAATACCCATCAAAAACAGCGAGGAAAAATGCTCAAAAAGCAAAAGCCCAAGAGTTATTCCCGGACATTAAAGTCACTTTGGACATCGCTGATGCTTTGCTTATTGCTAAATATGGCTACGACATCAGCCGGAGCTGATATCCCAAGTGTTGTCCAAATACAGGTACAAGGGCAAACCCATTTAGTAACTGAATTAGTAGAACACAAAAAATTCTTTAGGCATCCAGAAAAAGAATTTTGGAAATACAAGCTTTTAGATTCTGACTACCCTTTAGTAATTCACAAAGCAGAATATAATGCTAATCAAGAGCTATTAAAAACTGTTACTGACAACAGACCTTTTAATGTCAAGCATCCAGTAATGCAAATTGCTATGTTTATTGGTAATATTGCATCCTTGGCTTTGAATATTGTACAAGTGGTGAAAATTTAGGAGATTTGAAATGACAACTAAAAAAGAATTTGAAGATGAATTTGAAAAAGAAGAAGACGAGCTTGAGAAAGAAGGAGTACATACAGAAGAAGTTACTCCTACTCACGTAAGTGAAGCTTTAGACCGCTATGCTGAAGACTATCGCGGTAAAAGCGGTGTAGACCCTAACGACCATCCTAAATTTGCTAAAGCAAAAGAATTGCTTGGTAAGATGACTTGTAGATAGTTTTACCTCCGAGATTTGATATAAAAATGCCCCTGTTGGTCGTGCGGACCCAGGGGCATTTTGGCAAGGAAGTCATTCGATGCTATAGCTATTATACATTCTCTTGTAGCAGTTGTTTGTACACCACAAAAGCTCCTGGACGTTGGTCAATTATGTCAATCCACTTTCCATTATCTTCCCCACGGAAATGCATATTGTGATGCAGCTCATCCATTTCATTAGCGACGTAAGGGGAGTTAAATGGGTTATCACCATATGCCCTGCCGTTATACCCATAGAAAGCGTCAGCAACTGCCTTATCTGAAGTGTTTGGGGCTATAACTTGAACTGTTTGAAAATCTTCTTTTTGATAACTCTGTACCGTTACTAAAGGGTAACGGCATTTGTGGCGTAGCCAACACGCGGCTAAAATCGCAGCGAAGCCAAAATCGTCAATGCTATAACGTGTTGGTTTATAGTCCGTATAGCTCTGTAAAAGTCCTAATATAACTGCATGAGTAGGTGGGGGATCAAATTGAAATGGGTTAAGCCCCATTGTCAAACTATGCTCTCTATACCAGACAGCAGCTAGCATTTGCCAAGGAGTTTTTACTAGCTCTTCAGCTGCTAACAAAGTTGGTTTATTAGCTTTAATAGTGTCTATTTCTGTGACTGATAATCTAGCTAGGGAGTCCAAAAACTTTAATTCCTAAAATAATAAACAGTATTAGATCAAACCCTCTTGCGTATTTAACATAGGGTTCTGGAAACCAAAACCCCGCTAAAGCAAGAATTATAAGTACCCAAAAAATAACTGCTAAAACCATTTTACCCGTCCTTTTTTAATAACGCAGCTGCTGTTGCTGCTGTAGTGTTAGCAGCTACTTCCGCTGCTTTTTTTGCAGATTGTACTTGTTCAGATAAAGTTGCTAAAGCTGTAGCTTGTTTAACCGCATGATCATTTTGCCCGTCAGTAGAAGTTTTTATCGCTCCTATACCTTGACCATTTTCATTGGCTTTATACAGATTCAATATTTGTCCAACTGTAGGAGTGAGAAAACTAATTATAATTACTATAGTTTGAGTCGATGTTCCAGTAGGACAGAAAATCTCTAAACACGTAATGCAAATTAGCGCTAAACAAATAATTGTAGTAAAAGAAATTATCATTTTTTCCCTGCTATTTTTACAGCCGCTTGTATTATCTTAGCGCTTCCTATTCCAACCCAAGGCGATAATATAATAACCCAAATAAAATCAGGAATTACTAGATTTTTTCCTATATAAGAAAAGTATATCTGAGAGGCAGTTATTAATATCGTAACTGCACTTGACAGTTTAAGAGCATTCTCTCGCAAAGAAGCATCGGCTCTTGCGTTAATAATATCAGTCACTTCGCAATGATGTGCATTTGCTAATATTCTAGCTGCTTCTATGTTAGCTTGAGTTTGAGTATTAGCGGCTTGTTTGGCAGCTTCTATAACTTTTTCAGTTATTTCTATAGATGGGGTTTCGTCCATGTAACTACAATAAAACTCACACCAAGCAATACAAGGAACACAACCCTTACTATCTCATAAGCTAGAATCATTTGATAGCCTCTACGTTATTAATCCGACTGACCATATATCCGAGCATAAATCTGTATTTAATACATAAGCCCAAGGCAAATGGAAATAACCTTTATCCCCCCATGATTTACCCCACGAATTTGGACCGGAAACATAATTTTCATCATAGCTTGACACTCTTAATGCATGTCCGCCAATAGGAGCATCAAACATCCCTGGCAGGGTTATAATGCCGTCTTTAGCGCATTGAGAACTTTCTATTTGTTCAAAAACAGAGATGCCTATGACAAGCGGAAACCCATTAATTAATGCTGATTGAATAGAAGCTTTGTCTTGGTTTACCTGTGCGTAAGAAAGGCATTTATGTAATTTCTGATCTGCTTCATATGCAGTAGGGGGTCCTTGAGTATATTTAGAAATATCATAAGTCCAATTCCACTCAGAATTTTCATCTTCTGGTCCAACACCGGTATTGTTTATAACTTTAAAACCGTCTCTAATTTCAGCTCCTGCATCTTGATCTACAGTTCCCTCTAAAACTCTTTCCCAATAATAAATAGCAAGCCTAGAAGGGACAAAAGGAAACTTATAATCGTTCTTCACCATCCAAGTTTTAAGAGCACCTGATATAGCATTTGCGGTACACGAGCCAAGCTGCCCTTGGTCAAAGACAACACTGTCCCACTCGGCAAGAGAGAATGCAGTAGGTAAAGTAGACGGAGAACCGCTAAAAGCAAACTTGTGATCCCGATGGTCTGGAAGGCCGCGTTTATACCCATATTTGTGACTCATGTTTTTTCCTTTAATGCGATAACCCATCTAAAAAATGATCTAGTATCCAGGCAAAAATTCCTACTGCGGCAAGCAAGACTATTATAATAGGTAAAAACACTTTATGTCCCATCTATAAATTGCCAATTACAGGACAGATTACTTCCGCAACAGCACATACCATTTGAGCTATAGCTATTATTTGCTGCGCATTTATTTTTAATTTGTTCTCTACACAAAATTCATTAAGTTGTACTTCTCGTACTGCTGAATCTGGAATTTGCATTATTTGTTTAAAGCGTTGTGAATCTAATTTTGATAGCATAAAATATCCTAATTGTAAGTAATTCCTGTCATACCACTGCTTGGATAATTAGAAGGAGTTACGGTATTATTAGTATAATAAAAAGTTGAATTAGCCGTATCTGCTTCTAACCGTTGATAATAGTTTAATCCTATAGTATTCAAACTGCTGTAAGGGCAACTAACAGAAGTAATATTAGTAATTCCAGCTCCTTCATAAGCTACTCCTATTACATTAGGCGTGGTAATAGAATTTACTCCTATACCTATTGATACTAACCCTGAGGATCCTGGTTGCGTTTGTTGATAGCTATTTAAATTTATTACCCTATTAGCGTTAATGCTGAATGAAGTTACTCGTCCTTGGCCGTTCGTAGTATTAGCATCAGCTGCTCTTACAGTTGTATTGTTATACGCATATGAAACAGTGGTATCAGTACAAAATAAGTATTTTGGTATTGCATTTAATTCATTACTTACTGAACGTTCTCCGTTATAATCATTGGTTTTTCCAGTAGCACTACAGTAAAGAGCACCTATTAGTAATTTATTTGTTGCTCCAGTTTTAGTACGTCTACCTAAAGTATCTGTCCCAAAAGTTGGGGGTGTAGTAGGATTAGTCCAATCTTGATCTATTTCAACTGTCTGTGTACCAGCGTTGTTGTATTCATAAACACTATAAGCGTCTCCGCTCACTAAGCTACTTATAGAAGAAGAAAGTTCAGTTAGCTTTACTGTTGATAAAACACCACTTCCGTTATCCTGGGTAAGCAAATTTCCTTTATAAGGACCAACATAGACAGTTGCATTGCCTGAACTTGAACCATCTGCTTCAGGTGCCCCACTTACTAAATAAAGTCTTACTTGGCTAAACCCAAGAACTGGGGGTACTGCACTTGTCCATACAGTGCCATTGCTAGTAGCTAAATTTCCAGAAGCTCCAGGAGCTAAGTCAGAAAGTAAAGAACCGGTAGTATTATTGAATAAAGCAATATGCCCAACTGTACTAACTCCAGGTCCAATAACCCCTGAATTAACAGCTTGGGCAACTATAGCTTGGGGAGTGTAGTTAACAACATTTGCCCCAGTGCTATCCCACCCAAATATATTTAAAGCCACTGGAGTAGGCAATGCAGTATTAACCCCAACAGAAGTAATGGGTAACTGGAGGCTAAGCATTTGCTGAGTATTTATTTGCTGTATCTGCATACTAGCTCTATCAAATACAGTTTGTAGAGTAGACGAAGGAAGACTGCCTTCAACAGGTAAGCTAATTGTTTGGGTTAAAGTAAGCTGCCTTGTCATTAATATGACAGCTAACGCAGGAGGGATAAACCCAGTTTGGAAAGTTATTGTTCCCCCTGTACATGGGTAAGAACCCCCTGTAGGGTTAACAATATAAGCTGTACTTTGAGTCTGTAGAATCTTATTGACATAGACAACCATATCAGACGCTTGAAGTAATTCAAACGTAAAAGTGAAAGTATTAGTAACACCATCGCCTGTAGCGCTACTAGTTGAATTGGTTGTTGGGACTACTGCTTGTGCTGGTAGGGAAGAAGAAACGAAAACGCTTGCTATTAAGAAGCAAGAGAGAAAGGCTAAAAGTTTATTTCGTAGGGGTATATTCTTTTCCATCAACAACAATATTACCATTAGGATTAACTACAATAAGTTTCTTTTTTGGCTTACCTTTCGCCAGTTTTGCTGCTTGTTTAATTTCATAAGCAGCTACTTGGGTAGCAGTAGGTTCAGGAATAGGTTGAGACATACAAGTTTGAAACATAATAGCCGTATCTATCTGTCCCACCTCATCCGCTCTAACAGGTAAGCATAAATTACATATACACATTATTAAAATTAAATTTCTCATCTAAGTGACCTCCAATAGCTATATATACTATATACCTATTGCGGAGCATCGTCGTTAGTTTTAAGCAACTTCTTTGCAACTTTAGCGCCATATTCAGGAACTTTAGGCGTCCAGCTTAAACCGGTATTTAATAATGACTGGCTATACTCCGCTACTAAATCAAGAAAATCATTAGATGTCATATCTCCCTTCGATATTACTTCACCAGTTTTCTTAAAAAATCCATACGTATGATTTGCCATATCAAGAATTGGGATACCAAAATCATGGGTTTTAAATTTAGTACCAAAAGCGGTATTAACTCCAATAAATTCAGCATTAGTCATAGCTGCTTGATAAAGCCCCATTTGCGGGCCATTCAAAGAATGAGCAAACCATTCAGCTAAATACTGCTGTTTCTCTTTATCAGTATCAGCAGCAGCGTATTTAATTATTGTAGGCACCATTTCAAAAGCGCTATTAGATAAATGCGTAATCATTTGAGTACGCAAAGCGCCACCAATAGTTTCCATGCTCGGATGGTTAATAGCATCTCTCCAAGCTGTTGTATTCCACTCTTGTAGCCTTAAAGGGAGCTGAGAGAATGGAGCAAATACTTTCGTATTAGGATCACGTATAAATGTAGAACGTTGGTCAATAGCGGAGCTGTATTGTGTTCTATCAACTGCATTTTCAAATTCTCTCATTGCTAAAGCTGGATCGTTAGTTTGACTAAGTACGTGTTTATATACTGCCCAACCACCAGATAGTACTGTAATTCTATCCCCTTCTCTAAGAGCAATCATCAAAGCTTCTGTATATTTAGAATGCCCTAAATCCTCTGGGGCA